TACGGACCTCGTGTGCTCCACGGGTGGCACACCGTGGCGCATTCTTGAAGGGATAAAGATCAAGTCACCTGCGCTGACTTCAAGCGGTGTCACCACATCGGCTCCGTTTGCTAATGGGTATTCTTGCCATAAGTTTTCATGCATAAGTACTACCGGCGTCGGCTTATCGGTGAAGTAATAACTGCCAGAAATAAAAGATAGTGGATGAGCGTGCGGGGCTAGATATTGACCTGGATACGACTTTGTTAACCACATAGCCACTAGTGAAAACTTGCCTGGAATATTCAGCTTGTCAACCAACTCTTGTCCTTTCGCTTCCAGCCATTCAGTCACAGGCTTGAAGACTTCGGTCTTATGCAAATCTTGACTTGTAATGTAGTTTCCCGCCCCCTCTCTGTAATCTACTTGTTCAAAATTATCGAGGCACAAGTCCACAAAGCGAGAGTCCTTTACGCGATACACGTGCTGTGGTGTTACGTAGATACGTTCCATTACGACCACCCCAAAGCCTCGGCTGTAATAGGAAACTTAGCGCTAAAGATCTTTTTGATTTCTTCCGCCACCATTCGGTGTTCCGCTTGTGTATCAGGCTGCGCTCTGACCTGAATGTAATGAATAAACGATCTCACCGAGCCAGCCATGTAGACCGTGGTAGGAGTGCACACAGGTAAGATCCGCCTCGCTGTCTCTTTGGCAATACCTTGCTCTAAGAGTTCTTCGTATGCTTGATACGACTTGGCTATCACCTCGGCTGCCAAAGCCTGAGCTTCTTCCTGAGCTTGATCACTCAAGTCGTCGTAAGAGTTTTGACGGTTCTTTGTGTCTTGTCGTCTGAACTTGGGTATTTCAGCTCTTTCTGTCTTTGCATAGCGGCATGAAAACTGCTGGAAGGCAAAGCTCCTATGCCGGCAAATCTGTGCAGCTACGTCGAGAGTGGTCTCAATGCGGACACACATAAAGGCGAGCTCGAACGGACTCCAGTGCTTGTGCTCAATGAGATAGCGCAGCAGCTTGGGGCCTGTTTCCCAGTTCTCATCGTTCGCTTGGTTGGAGACTCGGGCGCACTTGACGATCAACCGCTCGGCTTCAGCGGTGGCATGAATGAGGGTTACTGGTCGGTCAAGAGCGACACCGCCATCCTCAGGGCACACTTTCAATCCAGGAAGAGTAGTCACTTGTGAGAAGGAAACAAAAGAATGGCAGTAAGGCAAATCATCACTGTTACGGCTAAGGCTGCTTCAGCCATTACTCCTCCAAATCGCACCGGTAAGTGCCGTACTGAATCCCCTCCAGCTCGTCGGCGATGACGAGGAGGTCGTCAGTGTCAATAATAAATGGCCTTAGGTGCGCAAATTCCTCTGGCACGTTTGAATAACCGAGCTGATCCGCAGCAGCTCGCAAGGCGGCGGCAATTTGACGACTCCGTGTTGTCGGATGATCACCCAAAACGATCGGGCAGGTCCAAGCTGCGTCAAAAACTGCCTGCGCAGCGGGGGAGAGGTCAGTCATGGGCTTCAAGCTCGGCGGCGATGGCGAGGAATTGCTCTCGAATTAAATCAGCCTTTTCGTACCAGCAATTTTCAATAATCTCGTGCTCAACCGGCACCACCTGATCAGCAGCAGCTCGCAGAACGGTGACGGCAATCTCCCGGGAGTAACACTCAGGGTTGATCTCGTACTGCATGGCAGCATCCAACACAGCCTGCGCGGCGGGGGAGAGGTCAGTCATCGAGTTGCTCCAGTGCGCGGCGGATCAGTGCGTGCTCATCAGCAGTGAGCAGTGTGATGGGGTTTGGGTAATCCGGCCCCGGTGCGTGCCTCAACGCTTCCAGCGCCTGCTCCTTCAAGCTCGGCGGCTTGGGGCGGCGATAGATACGCAGCGCTTCCGCGTCATCGCTAATCCATTGACAGCACGCCTCCAGTTCCTGGTCGGCGCCCCATTGGGCAGCAAGGCTGAATACTGCTTCATCCGAGCGCGAGGCCAACATGTCTGCCCACTGCTGCACCAGCTCCGGTGGTGGGGTGATCGGATGAGCTTGGTCTGTCTTGGTAGTCATCAGTCGAGGGGGCGGAGACGCATTTGCAGCACCGTCTGGTCGATCACGCTGCTGTTGTCAAATTTGACCGCGTAACTCGGATAGACTCCGTTTTGCTGCGCTTTCCAGGTCAGGCCTACAATCGTGCCGACACGCGGCTTACCGAATGTCGTAAGGGCTGATGCGTTCTGACGGCGGTAGACTCGTTGTCCGACCCGATAGAGGTGTCCGACAATGGCAACGTCTCTGCCTTCGTGGGGTTTAGACAGCGTTGATCGGCTGCCTTTTTCTTGTTGAGCCACTTTTTCTGATGCAGACGGAACAGGGGAGTTACGACTACGTAGACACCGGGGCGAATCGAGTTCGTCTAAGCGTCGGGTTTTTGAATGCTGGGGGTGGATTGACTGTGGAAGTCAAGGAGAGCAGCCCCCAACAGCCATTCCCGAGCACCCTTCAACCCGATCTTTCCCTGGAGGACACTGAACATCCCCGCATGGTCGCGTAGGTACTTGATCTGCAGCATGTCCGCTGCCGTCGCTGTTTGAGTCGCAGTAACAAGTTGAGAGAGGGTTATCGGCATAACGTTCATTTGCTCTTGCTAGAGCACTAACGACCTCGTCGGTATTGGTTTCATAGAAAAAAGCCATCTGCTCAATCGAGAACTGGTGCTGTTCCTCGATCATGTCGATGAGAAAAAAATCAGCGATGCGTCGGCTCATTGCTAACTATGCCACATGGTTGTTGGTCGGTAGAGCTATGTTCTGAGGTATTTTGTGCTTGTCGTGCCAGTCTTCCAGCTTTTCTAGGAAGTGACAATAGAGCTGGTTAATGTCGTTGCGGCGTAACTCATGCACTTGGCATACACGGTTTGGCATTGCCACCACAATCAAGCCACGCTTTATACACAGCCCTTCACGTCTATACGTAAAGTTGGCAGCCTTTATGTAGGCGGCTACCTGCATCTCATAGCCATACAGCTTTGAGCCTTCAACGGGTTTGTTTGCTGTTTTGAAGTCAATTAGGCTCGGTTGATCTACGTCCTCCGCTGTGTACCCAATGCAGTCGCATGCGCCGGCATAATTGTCGCTGTTCCATATCGCCCCTTCTAACAAGAGAGGTTTTTGTATTTCTTCGAGAAATGGCCTCAGCGAGTTGTAAAAGGGTTGGTAGCTGAAGTGGAACTCTGGGTCTTTCCCCGTTAAAAGCTTGTGTTCGGCCGAGTCGTGAGTCCAGGTTCCGCGTGCCGAGGCTCTGTTCAGAATTTCAGTAGCACGTTGTTCGCCTTGCCACTTTCTCCAGCCTTCAAACTTGCTGTCATCTCGCAAAACCGTGGTCACACTTGGTTTGTACCCCAACGGTGTGGCATACACTCGATGCCCTTCGACCGTTGTCCGTACCGCCTCGTATTTAGGCAGAACGGTTAACCGCTTGATTTCGCTAGCTATGTCTACCATTCCAGCCACCCTGTGGCCACGTACTTAGAGCCTTGCAGTGGCTGATTGCCCCGGTGCATGTGGGTGTAGCAGGCAGGAGCAAGAAGTACTCGCCCTTTCCTTGGCGCTACACGAATGGATTGGTATAAGAATTCTGTTTCTCCACCTTCCTCAACATCGTTGAGATAAGCGATGTAGAACATGAACTTGTGCGCCGTTTCACGTGCTGCCTGCTCGCAATGCCAGACGTGATACCCCTGCCCAGGCGTCGTTCTTTGCACTTTGACAGCGTTGAAATGCGCTGGTTGCATCCCAATAAAGCCGCCCATCTCGCATTTGTAGTGCTCATAACACTGCCCCACCGCATGCACTAAGTGCATGACATTTGATCCATCAGAGAATATCCAGTTCTCTTCTGGAGAGTTGTAGTCAATTGCGTCGTCGTCGATCAACATGCCAGGTTTTACCTGAGCGCGTTTTCTGTTGAACGCCAACTGCATTTCGTAGTTCAGCTCAAAGTCTTTGATCAGGAGCTCACAGAGCTCAGGGGCTACGACGTTGTCGTACACACCAATGAACTGATCAATGATGGCTTTCATGACTGGAATGAATAAGGGGGCCGAAGCCCCCCTGTTTGGATTTGGATATCAGGAGCCAGGCTTGGCGAACACTTCTTCACTAGGAGCGCTCATGCAATACGCACGGAGGTCGCAGTGGAAGTTTTCATAGGCATCCACGATTTCCTGAGCTGTCTCTTCGGGAGGGAGAGCAATCAGAGTGTGAACGGTGTCGTTCAGGGTTGAACCCTTGCGGGACCATTCAATGTCGTAACCGCGAGGATCGCCGTAGCGGGGGTTCTCGCAGAACTTTTCGAACTGTTCACGGATCGAGACCTGGGTGAAATTCCAGATCTGAAAACGGCTCTCGGCGTAGTTGTAAACAACCATCGCCACGAAGGTCTTGAGGATGGGGCTACCGTCTTTGCGAACCTGGGCGGTCTCGGGAATTTCCTCTGCCGGTGGTTCGTCAAAGCCCTGCTCGTTCAGAGCTTCTGCGTCCCAGCGAATCACTGAGCGACGTTCGCCGTCAGGGCCGTCCTCGGTGTACCAGCATTCCCAACCCCAACGGCAAGGAGACATCACTCGGAATTCGACCTTCTCACCGTTTTTGGGTACGGGGAGGTAATTGCCTGCGGATGCAGCACGCTCAAGAGCTGCTTGCTTTTCCTTCTCCAGTCGGGTCCGGAGAGCGGTCGGCAGGAAGCTTGAGCTGCTGACTGCTGCTTTGGTGGTTGTGCGGGGTTTTGTGGTGACAATCATGGTGAATGGGGGCTGAAACAATGACACTGGTGAGAGCTTCCAACTGGCGTAGTAGGCGCTCAAGCATCTCTGAAGGGGAGAGGCCGGATCGCTCTGCTAGTCCAGATAGGAGCGTGAAGGAGTGATCCGTAAGCCAGACCGTCCTCCGTTGCTTCGCCTCCCCGTACTGCCTTGAGGGCATAGGGCGGATGCGAATGCCGCCATCTTAAAGGGGATGAAGCTGGCTGGCAACCCCGTTTGGATGCGTCAGTATTTCTTAAGGAGTTCGTCTGCCAGTTCGGGCACCGTGCGCCGGTACTCAAAGACCTTTCCGAGAAGCTTGGCCAGGTCGGTGAGTCGAGCTTGGAGGTCATCTGAGGACCAGGCCGCCTGCCCCACGATCACGTTGCGGAACTCGGCGCGGAGCTCCGTCTCTGTCGAGAACTTGTCCGCCACCCTGTGGATGTCGTCAATTAGGTCCCACTTGTTGTGGACCATCATTCGGCGGATCAGGCGGCCGGCATTGTCACTGATGATCTTGGCCTGGTTCTCGTTGAAATCCACTGCGGCCAGGTCGATTGGGACAGGCAAGAGCCCTGTGAATACCTCGACCATGTAGCCCAGGGTTGCGGGTTGCCCGTCCGGATCCCGCATGATCTCTGCCTTGTCAACCAGTGGAGCAAGCCCCCCAAAAGTGATGCCAGCCTTTCCTTTCTGGTATTGGTCGATGGCCCGCCACAGGTATTCGAGCGCGGCAAAACTCCGTGGCCCAGGGCTTTTGAGCCGTGCCGCTCGCAGGCCAGCAATCTGACTGCTGTGCAGGAAAGCCTTGTCTCCTGCGACTGCCTTGCAGAGGCCCACCAGGGTTGGGTGTGACCAGCCGTTGCCGTCCATGATCCGGCTGAACCAACGCGAAAAATCGATTGCGCCTTGGTCCATCGCCTCTTCCAGCTCAGATCTGTCTGGACGAGGAGGGGCGGTTTGAAGCATTGATCCGCACCTTCAATCTTGGTCAGGACCGCACGCTAGCCCGTAACGGACGGTTTTGTAAGCCATGCCGCACATTTGAGACTCCATCCTGGACTGGACAGGCTCCGTACGATGACCTCGTATGGACGTCTATTTATGTTCGGGCCTAGCTTGGCGGCGATTGAGCAGTTGCGGCGGGAGATGCTTCCCCCCGACTGGAAGTGGGTGCTCGTGCGGGGCAAGGCCGCCTTTGGGGCGGGGACCTCGAAGGACCCTCTGTCCCCTGAAGAGGCTCTTTCCAAGTGGGAGGAGCTCACCCATCGGACTGGGATTGGTGTGGTTACAGGCGATGCCAGCAACGGGTTGATCGCTGTCGACATCGACGGTCCGTTGGCTGAGGAGGCTTTTAAAGAGCTGCTTGGCGAGCAGTGGCCTGGTGTCGAGGAGCCGGGAACGATGTCCTGGCGTGGCCGCCCGGGTCGTCGTCAGTTGGTGTACAAGGTCCCCGACAGCCTGCGCGGGCTGCTTTCCAGCTTTACCAAGGCCCAGATGGTCGAAGAGCTGAAGGGCACAGAAGAAGAGGTGTGTGTTCGATACAACGGCTGCTACTCCGTCATCCCCGGGTCCGAACACCCTGATACCAAACAGCCGTACGAGTGGATTTCGTACAACGACGGGAAGGTTGCTCCGGCTCCGGGGTGGCTGGTTAATTTCCTGATGGACCAGGCCGAACCAAAGGAGGTCCACAGTTTTCTGCCGGCTTCCTACCTGGAAAAAAGCGACGCGGCGACGGAATTCACCAACCGGCAGATGCGTCGTCACTTCTTCATGGAGGGCGGCCTGCTGGAGAAGCTCGTTTCTCACGAGACTGCCTTCGACCAGATCTTCTACTCAGAGGTGTGGGAGGAGGGTTTTCAGCCCCTCAAGCCGGAAGGTGGGAACAGCGATGTCCTCGTTGGTGGGTGCCCGTTTCACGACAGCAACAGTGGGAAGAGCTTTGCGCTGTGGCCCAACCTGAACTGGTACTGCCATAAGGAAGAGACGGGGGGCGACGCGCTGCAGCTTCTACATGCCCTTCGCACCAGGGACATCAACGTGGGCGATCCGGCTGGCGCAACCCTTGAGGGCTATCTGATCGAGATCGCGGGCGCTGTCGGCGTCAAGTACCCCGAGGACTTCCGCGATGTCCAGAAGGTCCAGGAGGTCAAGAAGTACGACCCCATTGGCGGTCCTTCGTTCTTGGTGGCGGCCAACAACATCATCGAGCTGTTCCGGAACCCGGCGGAACAGCGGCTGGAGCTGATGCAGCTTGCCAGCGATTACGGCGTCCGGATGACGCCCGACGAGATCTTGTTGGCGTTGCAGGAAGACGTCGACTTCAAGACCAGTGGCACCCCAGTGGGGCCGGAGGAGCGGAGAAAGCTCATCAAGGGTTCGGACTATCTGATTCCTGACCTGCTCAAGCGGCCCAACACGGTTCTGTTTCACGGCGATGGGGGTTGCGGCAAGTCGCTGGCTTGCCAGGTCATTGCCAAGCACGTTGGGCGTGGGCTGCCTTTCATGATTCGAGGCGAGCAGGTCCCGGTGCGCTCGGGCTTAGTGCTCTGGTGCAACGCTGATCAAAGCCCAGAGATCCTGGAGGAGCAGTTCGAGGACCAGGGCATCCACCGGGATTCATGGTTGCGGGTGTGGAACGGTTTCCGGATGAGCTACCGGAAGCGGTTGGTTGATGAGCTCAATCGCTACCAGCCGGCACTGGTGGTCATCGACTCCCTGAGCGCGAGTCAGCCCACCATTGACGGCAACAAGCAGATCGCCTCGTCCGGGCTGTATTGGTTGGAGAACAACAACGGGTTGCTTTGGCCGGCTACTTGCTTTCTGATCATTCACCACAACAACAAACAGGGAGGTTTCCGGGGACACAGCTCCATTCGCGACGCCGTCTCTGAGACGTGGTCAATTCGAAAGCTGGATGACACGGAGGTTGAGAGCGACGAGTACGGCTCGGAGTCGTTCCGCAAGCGGGTCATCACCATCGGCAAGAGCCGTAACGGGCGTGAAGGCGACAAGCTCGTGACGACCCTCAACGAGGACTTCACCATGAATCTGGAGGACTACACCCCAGTCCGTAGGGTCCGGCAAGGCGGCTCTGTGCCCGTGATTGACAAGGTGCTTGGGCAGCTGCGGGAAGACACCGCTCAGGGCGTCCTGAGGACCCGTAAGGAGCTGGAAGCGCTGCTGATGCGGCCTATGGGAGATAAGGCTATAGAGAAGAGCCTCACCAGGCTTCGGAAACGTGGGTTGATTGAGTCTTTTGACGCTGAGCGCCAACACCGGGTGATGGGCAAGCGGGAGAAGGTTTACGCGGCGGTTACCGCAGTAAACACAAAACTTTCAGCTGCCTCGCGGGGAGATATCCATGAAAGTGTGTCTGATTTGCAAGAACCCGCTCCAGCACTGAGTTTCTCAAATCAGACAGCTAATCAGACAACCCTACCTGTCGGATTAGAAAACGTCCATCCGGCTACCAAACCCCATCCATCTACGGACGAGGTCGATCAGGTGCACCTATCGCTAATCAGACAGGACGAACCTGTCGGATTTGAAGATCCTAGTGAGGGCAATGGATTTGCCAAATCAGACAGTTCTGGCGAGAGAGTAGAGGAGCCGCCTGTTGAGGGGGACCTAGACCTCTCCGCCTATGACCTGGAAGGTGAACCTCCGTCTTGGGAGGAATTGATTTGAGGACCCTCCTGCGGTGAATGCGTTTTCCGCATAAGCCTTTGGTCCTGGTTGCTAATCCAACCGTGTTCGGATAGAGTTTCGCTGCGATGCTGCTTTTCTGCTGTAGTGACGGGCTGTTCAGAACCCGGCAGCTTTTTTGCCGAGACCGAAGGCGAGGGTGTGATTATTGCCCTGTGGTGCGATGAGACCGGAGAGATCACGTTGGCCCTGCTGGACGAGGTCCGTCCGATGGGTTCTTTTTTCTTACTGACCCCTTCGCTTCTCCATGAGCTTGCCGACAACTTTCAAGCTTGTGACCAGTGGATCCGAGCTCAAGGAGGTGGTACCTCTACTGGCCCAGGCGCGGATGCTTGCGGTCGACGTGGAGACGACAGGGCTCAACCCGATTGTCGATCAACTGCTACTTCTGCAGATTGGGCTGCCTGACAGGGTTTATGTCTTTGATTGCCGTCAGCTAGGGCAGGAGCTGCGTCACCTGGCTCCTGTTCTGCGAGCCTCCCGGATTGTCAAACTCGGTCAGAACCTGGCGTTCGACTGGGGCTTCTTGGAAGCTAATGGGCTTCCGCTGCGGGGGCCTCTCCTTGACACGATGCTGGGTGCTCGGTTGGTCAATCTTGGGTTGCGGCACAAGAATGACCTGGGCTCCTTGGTGCAGCGCTATTTAGCGATGCGGCTGGAGGATAAGAAGGAACTTCAAAAGAGTTTCATCGGTCACGAGGGCCCATTCACTCAGGAGCAGCTGGAGTATGCCGCTCGTGACGTGATTCTGCTGTTTCCCCTTTATGAGAAACTTCGTGAAAAGCTTAAAAAGGAGGAGCTGACTCACATCTTCAAGCTGGAGTGCCGCTGTCTACCGGCGTTTGCCAGCATGACGTACAACGGCTTTTTCCTCGACGTCGAACACTATGAGCGGCTGCTGGTCGAACGACGAGCTGCTTGCGATGAGGTCGAAAAGGAGGTTGTGGCCCACCTTGAGGAGCTTGGGGTGCTTGACGAGTACAAGCATCCCGAAACCGGGGAAGTCATGATTCACCCCGCCTCTTATGGCCGGGGTAAGAACAAGATCAAGGGCTTTAATCTGCGCTCTCCTTCCCAGCTAGCTCCTGTATTCAGAGCGGGTGGAGTTCCTGTGACCGGCAGTTTGGACCAGAATGTCCTGGCTTTCCTGGCACCGGACTATCCGATTGTCCGGCAGTATTTGCGCTATAAGCACGCGGCGACCGAGTGCTCACAGATCGAAAAGTTGATTGGGCACGCCAAGGAGTATCCCGATCACAGGATCCGGGCTTCCTACAGGCAGTGCGGCACGGACACGGGGCGAGCATCGTGCTCGGGACCCAACCTTCAACAGGTAAACCGCAGCAAGGAGCACCGGCAAGGATTCCGCGCTTCTCCTGGCCACAAGCTGGTCATCGCAGACTACTCCCAGCTAGAGCTGCGGATTGCAGCAGAGTGCAGCGGAGAGGAGCGGATGGCTCAGGCTTATCGAGAAGATGC